ACCCTACCCTAAAAATAGGGTGTGGTAGGTGTGGCAGACTCATCTATAATGGTCATTCTACCATTATGGATGAGTTCGCCACACCCCCCAAAAATAGGGTGTTGGCAGACTGAACAGTGGAAAGCCTTAGGTGGGGGCACTTCCAGGTTTGCCACACTCTACCACACTCTACCACCCCCTGTTTAGAAAACTCCTTATAAACTACTCTCCTCTATCCACCCCCCTCCCCTCCCACCATTCTTCTCCTTATTTATTAGAAATAGGGGGTGGTAGAGTGTGGTAGGGTGTGGCAAGTTCTAGCCTCCTAGGGAAATGGCACTTTCCACGGATGAGCCTGCCAACACCCTACCCTAAAAATAGGGTGTGGTAGGTGTGGCAGACTGAACTATAATGGTTGAAGTACATATTGCGGTTAACGATGGGTTACAAAATTCCACTGTCAATTGTCCGACAAGATAATGCTGACCATATCAAAGCGCTGCCCGGTATCTCCATAGAGGATTCTGAATTAAATTACACGGCAGAGTTTGTTTGGGAGTTTATCCGTGACAAAACCTCTGTTCCTGTCTTAGTCATTGACCCCAACTTGACCATTCCAGTAATTTGTGTCATGATTGCCCGATTCGCCCGTTACTACAAAGTGGTTACTTTGGGAAACTTGGTAATCTCATCAACTTTTGTAGACTACTCGGTGGGGCTGAGGGTATAAAAAAGGGGGCTGCTACTGCCCCCCAATCTTATTTGCCAAATTTTCTAGTGTTTGACATATATTTAGTTTTTCTTTATCCCCCCAAAAACCTGTTTTTGAGTAAGCCACGATTATAATATTATCCCGGCCTGGTATTCGATGGTAAAGCGCATTAACTTGCCCCGACGGCGCTGATATATTGTATTCGGGGCAACTTTTAACTATCCCCTGGAATTTCAGCGGTGCCATAATCCCCGCAATATCATCAAAACTTGCCCCGCTGGTAAAAATAACGGCAAGGTAAGTCGGTAATATCAGGACTATCAGAAACGCCAATATAAAAATCTGTTTCAGAGTAAATTTTTGCAGCAGCCTTTGTAAGACTACTGCAAACGACTCAAACTGTTTCATCAGCTTCCTAGACCTAAAGATGTCCTAATAGATGCCAGTTGGTTGACGCTGTTGATTTCGTAGATGTAGTTAATGGGGTCAAACTTCAGCTGCACCGTGCCCCCAACACTGACTTCTATATAGTCAACTTTAACAGTATGCTGGTATTCGCCACCCCCGTCAGTAAAGGCACCCAAGGAAGTGTCTTCCATATACCCTCTGACAGTGATTGTGGTGGTAGTGAAAGTTTCACCATCAGAACTTTCACAGCCTGTAAAAATAAAGGTTGTGCGCCCGATACGAGCCAATAACCTTAAAGCTGCCGTGGTTATACCTTTGGTGGTAAACTCAAGGTTGCCGATTTCATACCCTAATGGGTAGGGAATATTGGCCAAATAGCCAACCCGTTTGTCATCATTAAACTGCCTGGAAATCACCGGCAGCTGCACTTCAGTACATTCAATGTTGACATCGGTGGTTGGTGTAGGGGTGGCACCGTTGGATATTCTTAGATTCCAAAAATTAATCATGGCTGAAAAGTTAAGTTCACTGTCAGGGTTGTGCCAACTTTCAAAGATGCATCAATTCTGAACGCTAAAGTTGCGCTGGTTGGCGTAAATGTACAAAGATTTTCTACCAGCGTTGCTGTACCGCCGTTGATATCTTCTCTGGCAGCTAATGAAGCGCTGATAATGCTTGCCATCCCACGGGCCGTTTCTAAATTAACTGGGGTGCCAATTTGAGTTGATAGATACCCTCGCACTTCCTGAATGATAGAGTTCTCTACCACGGTTCTCATCAGTGGAGTGTCTTGTGTGGTTTGCCCGTACATTAGCGAATTAGAAAACCCCCTAATTAACAGGTTTGGCCATGTCACCGTGACAACCCCGTGCTGTATCAGCCAATCATAATCTTCTGGCAACAGCGCAACGGTCACGCCGGTGGCTCCACGCATAAACTCACCGTCAAAAGGCTGACCTAACTGAACTTGGCGGCAAATTAGGCTACCTAAATGTGATGACAGGTATTGAACCTCGCTGCCAACCGTGATAGCCGGGAACGCTATAGCCAAGAATCGAGACTTGGTGCCATAGCCGCTACTACTGGCTCTAGCGCTTTGAAGCGACTCAAAGTCTCCGACAAAATCTATGATTCCTAGGAATTGGTTGGACTGACACGCAGCTGCAAAACTGTCAATGGCCGTACTAGTTTCTGGGTAGATTACTACAGTAGGAATTCGTGGTAGAGACTCCAGTGTGTCAAAGTTGCCTAGTCTAATTGCCATGACACTGATACCGTATCCGAGCAAAACTTTGGCGCAATTAACTAGGGAGCCACTGCCGAATTGAGCCAAGTCGCTGAGAGTCAGGACATCAATAACCTCTCCAGAAGGGCCGGCGGTGCTGTTGCCAATAACGGCAGCCCAAACAGGGATTGAATTTTTAGATAACAGCATTGTAAGAAACTTGAGAGTTGGTTAGCGGGAATACTGGCGCTGAACTCTTCATGGTGCTGGTATGCTCAAAAACAAGCTCTCCGTAATGGCCGTCCGTTCCGGTGTAGACATTGGCCAACCGCCAGTCAAGGATTCCTGGCAACGTCAAAATATCAATGATGGTTTCCATTTCAGTGTAGAGTTGGGTCATCACCGGGTTTTTAAGTGTCACGTTGACGGTCATGACCATTTGGCGGTTAGGTGCTTGCCTGAATGTTGGGCAGCTAACCACAGGAATAGTAACGGGCTTGCCTTTTCTGACACCGGTTGGTGTGTAGTAGGGCAAGCCACTTATTTTTGAGGAAATTGAGTCAAGAACGTCCTGCAACATGCTGTTTAATTAACCGCCCGATTCTAACTTTGTCATTATCGGTGATGGCTAGAATCAAGCGCTGTGGCATCTTGGAAGTGCCCGTTTGGTGGAATTTAGCGTAAGGCACATTGGCTGTCAGTCTTAAACCCTCTTGCACAACATCAACCCGGATACCTTTTCTTAAGGGTGTGTAGTGGGTTAGGATTTTATCTTTGTTTTGCTTTTTTCTGGCGATGGTGTTTGGAGATAGTGGGGCCCATTTTTTACCGTAGGGGTCGTTAAAATTATCGAATTGCCTCTGGATGTCTGTCAGCTTTTTACGAGCGAATATTGATAGAGGTTTGATGGAATCTTTAATACGCCCGGTAATCTTTTTAACTTCTTCACGGTTTATCCGCACATCAACAGAAAAATCACTCATTGCATGTATTTCACCGTATCACTGGCCAGCACAAGTAACCAGCCAGTTTTGTCAGTCACAACTGTGTAAGGGCTTACATTGATTTCAGTGACTTTTAAAATATCCCCAACGGCAACCATACCTGACGCTGATTGAGCCACCTTGACAGTATCGCGGACATTGACATCTTTGTTGAATGGAGAAAGTACCCTGAATTTATAAAACTGCACTGAGCTGTCCAACAATTCCTGAGGGTAGGTTCTTACGTTACTGGTTGCCGCCGTTAAAATGCCTAAAAGCTGTCCTGAACTGTGAGTAAGGATAGTTTGATTTATTAGGCGACCTAAAAGGGGAGAGAAAGCGGTCATGCCGGTTTAGCAAAATCTCGGTAGATAATCCTGAGTGGTTGACGAACAATAATTTCTGACGAACGCTGATGCATCGCAACACTCCAGTGCATTATTGGATAATTCATCGCGTTAGTTGTTCGCAATGGGGCGGCATAGCGGCTGACCGTATCAGGGCTGCGCTGGTAGATAACCAGGCGGTCTTTATTTGTGCCTGCATTAAAGACGCCACCTTCTTCAAGCATCTCGTAAGAAAGCTCTGGAAGCATCTCAATATCGGAAAAGTAGATACCCTTTGATGGGTCAGTCAGCATCGAGAATGGAGTGATATTGGGGGAATCCACCGACAGCGGCTCAGTCAGTTGGCGATAAAGTGCCGGTGGGCAAAGCATGCTGAACTGATTTGGCGCAATCTTAGACTGCCTAGAAACGTTCCAAAGCAGTGAGTGGAAATAAAGGTACAGGTTTTGGGCTGTTAGAGTGTATGGCGATGTGGTTTCAACGGCTGTTGTGACATCAGGGTGTTTCAAGAAGCCTTTAAAATTGGTATCACCAAAAGCAATGGCTTTGTTGATATTTTCACCGATAATGCGACTGGCAGCCTGCATTTTTAATTGCACCGGCCCCAACGGTCGAGTTATTTCACCGACAGATTGCGCTCGCTGGTAATATGTGACTTCTTTCTCATTCCATACAACACTAATAGCCCATTCAGCGGAAGTCCAGCTGTGTGATGACATTAAGACATCAACTGTTGGGATGTCAGTGGCAATGCCGTTATACCGGGCTGCCATGCCGGTAAAGTCCTGACGGTACTGTTTGATAAAGTCAACTCCATCAGGAAGCTGACCTATGACAGGAACAAGCACGCCATTATAAAACCTTAGTTCATCCCTGACAGTTTGAAGAATCTCAGGCAGGACTAAAGTTAGCTCTTTTTCTAAAAATTGAATGCTCATTATTTGTTCAGTTTGATAATTGCCAAACCATTGCTGGTGCCGGAAATAAACATGGCGCCGCTAACCAAGTCGAGCCCTGTGCCAGCGGCAGAGGCAACTCCACCCAAAGTGGTCTTAGCCCCGTCAGCTGTGTGGCGGACATAGACATTATCACCAGGCTTAGCGCCGTTGGATTCGCAAGATATCCAAATATCCCCTTGAGTCAGAATATCTGCAAAACCCCCATTGGGGATGCCATCAGTATTACCGCTCTCAAGGTAGGCAGCATTTTTGGAAGTGTTGTAAACAGTGGCACCAACAATTAACTGACCGGTGGCTGACGGCAACTTGATGGTATTGTCGGTTTTATCTAAAGCTACAAGACGGCCAAAGGGGACACTTCCTGATGCTGTCCACTCTGGCACGGCTTGATAGATTGTCACTTTGTTCGTTGTCGCAATCTGTCCGGGCTGGCCAGGAACAGAGTAAAGACCAATTGAAGTTTGAAGCGTCATTTGACTTTCCGATAAGCTTGGGTTAAACGTAGCATGTAATCACCCTCAAAGTCTTTGGAGGGCGCGTCGGTTTGGGGAATATTAGGGGAAGAGGTTTTAGGCTGCCTAAAATCAAGCACAGCTTGGCACTCTTTCAGTGACAGAGATGACGCATCCTTGTTTGACAAGGCTGTTACCACTTTCTGCAATAGTGTCAGCTTGTCCCAGTTATAGTCAGGCTCAATACCGGCGGCAACTAGACTATCCCTGTGAGCTTGATGAAGGCTAACTAATTCAGCAACTGGGGAATCAATCAAAGCTCTAACCTCGCTACCGGCTCTACCGGATTGTGTAATAGCAATGTGGTTGTATTCACGCTTTGTCTGTTTATAAAGACTGTCAGACAAGGGTTCCTTTTCGGCAAAATAGCCGCTGCTGACTTCCTTAAGGTTGCCTTTTTCCAAAGCTTCTATGGTAGCTTCATCCCAAATAATCGCAGCGGCGGTCAGGTAACTGGGGTCACTGTCGTGATTTTCCTGGACAATTTCCTGCAGCACTGTTCCGACAGAATACTTGCGGCGCTCGGCTAGTGAGAGAACCATACCAGGGGGGTGTTCCAATGTTACAGGCACACCAACAAGACTGCGCATACTCTCGGAGTCAAAAAGGGTGTCCGCTGGGACTGTCTGTTTGTGTGAGCCGTAATCAAGCTCACCGGTACGGGCAACTCGTAACCAAGCAAGTAGCGAGCCGTCCGGAAGCTTTTTATAGTTTCTTACACAATCTCCACTGATGGAATCGAATTGAAGATTTGACATTTATGCTTTACAGAGCGGTTAACCATATAATAACGCGCTTAAGCGTTAATGTTGTGTCCGCCACACCTACCACACCCTATTTTTAGGGTAGGGTGTTGGCAGACTCATCCGTGGAAAGTCAGATTTCCCTAGGAGGCTAGAACTTGCCACACCCTACCACACTCTACCACCCCCTATTTCTAATAAATAAGGAGAAGAATGGAGGGAGGGGAGGGGGGTGGATAAAGTAGAGTAGTTTATAAGGAGTTTTCAAAACAGGGGGTGGTAGAGTGTGGCAGAGTGTGGCAAACCTGGAAGTGCTACCACCAAAGGCTTTCCACTGTTCAGTCTGCCAACACCCTATTTTTGGTAGGTGTGGCGGGCGCTACTGTAAGGGTATTGGGATTTAAATGTATGACCATAACGAAACATTTTGCCCCTTTTCCCCCTACCTCGACCCCCAAAATTGCCTGTTTCCGTGATTGCACTAGGGCTAAAAGACTTCCTTTTGGGGTTAAATGGCACCATTGTTTTCATGCTGTCACAACTAACTGGCACAGGCTTGTATGGAAAACCAAGGAAAAATTAACTGTGGAATCAGCGTGTATAAGAGTGTCAAAGCGTGAAGTAGCGGTTTTCTCTATAACTAGAGCTTTGTTCGCTATAAGTATTTGCTGTATAATAGATATAGCGCGGACGGCCCGCGCATATTTCTTAGGATAATCCTTGACAATCCTAAACTGAGCGTATATAATCAAGTTAAGCACTTGCACCCGGAGAATAATATGTCCACGGCAGTTACAACCAAAACCGTTGCCTTGATGGTCAATGATGCAATGAAAGCACTGACCAAATCTGAAGCTCTAACACTAGCCAATCGCAACACAGCTCAAAACTGGAAACAGCAAATTTTCACTGTAGACCAATTTGCATCATATATCTCTTGCGGCGGAACGTGGCGTCCTGGTATCAACAACCACGGAGACAAGAACGTATCGGAAACCATTAACCGGTTTAACTGTATTGCTTTGGACTTTGACGGTCTGCCTTTACCGGGGGAGGCTAAGCCAAGCGGTTTTAGTGATGGGGCTATGCTGACTCCAAGTGCTGCGATTGCCTACCGCACTCTCTCGTGGTCAAAAGAAAAGCCCTACAAGGAACGCTTAGTTTTCATCTTTGACCGCCAAGTAAATGCTGATGAGTACAAGACAATTTTCAAAGAGTTACGCAAGGTTTACCCTAATAGCGACCCAGCTTGCGGTGACAATATTCGCTTTTTCTTTGGCTCCAATCAGCCATGCCTGTTTTACCGTGACGTCACTCTTGAAGTTGACAGTATCTTGAATAGCGCCCCACAAGAAAAACCAAAAGAGAAGCGGGCTGCAACAAAGTCCAAGAAGACTTCTAAGCATCTGACAATGGCTGAGATTGTCTATCGTGATATTCTTAGCACTAAACTTGACGGTGACGTAGAAAAACTCTACTGTTTGTGGCCCCACAATTTCAAGGAACGGACTCCTGATGCGGAAGACAGTATCCTTAAACTTGAAGGGCGCAACCCGTTCTCAGCCACGGATAGCACCGGCAGTTCATTTGTGGTGACTCAGTTGGAAGGGCAGCTACCCATCTGGCATGACCGCTCAATGAATTTAGGTAGCCAAAATGGTTTCAACGGGGGAAATGGCGGAACCATCTTTGAATACTGGTTTAAACTGCACCCTGATTTCAAAAACAGTGATGTGCGATTCAGTATGGCCAGTGTGATTCTCAGCATCTACCGGCATTTTGAAGTCATGATGCCTGATGATTTCTTGATTGAATACTACCTTGATATTTTGCGCCACCGTCTTCCCGGAAAACTTCGTCTTAATTTGCTTGGCAATCGTGTTGAGTATGATGGCAAGCCTTTACCGGATGAGATTATCACTTGGTTTTCTAACAAGACTCTGATTACTGAAACTCGCGTTCAGGTTCTGTTGCAGTGCGTGCGAACAGTGGCTCGTGAGAATGCTTACCACCCTTTCAAAGAGTATCTGGAGAAGCTAGGAACCAAATATACCCCTAACGCTCAGCTCTGGGATGATTGCGCAACAGTGCTTTTTGGCATACCAAAGAGCAGCCCTTACCACGCACTTTACACAGCGTTCTGGCAAAAATTTTTGCTAAGTACCCTTGCCCGCGTGTACTACCCCGGTATTAAATACGATTGCTCCATCATAATACTGGGGCCGCAAGGTTGCGGTAAAACCGAAACTTTCCGCTATGCCGTGCCCCCACAATGGCACTACACCAACGGCTCTTTCAAGCTTGACCGCGATACGGTGCTGGCTAGCTGGCAAGCTGTTTTGGTCGGTTTTGATGATGTTGCCGGTATGCAGCATAAGAAAGAGGTTGAGGAAGTTAAAGCTTACCTGTCATCCTCATCAGCAATTGTGCGGGAACCTTACGCAACCACTTCCATAGAAATTCCCCGCAGTTGGAATGTCTATATGACCTCTAACGCATCCAAAGCCACGGGGGTTTTAGGAGACGTGACCGGCCACCGTCGTTTTAATATTATCGACACTGAATACTGCCTTGCGGGCGACATCAAGGTGCCCATTCCTGTCAAATACCAAATCTTTGGGCAACTCTGGCTATCAGCCCTAGAACATTTTAAACAGCTACCTCAGGAGGATTTGCACCAGTTATCTTCAGCCTTAAATATTGAGCCTGAGATGTGGGCGTTAAACCACGAACATAATGAGCAGTACCTCGCCCGTGGTGTCTTGCTGGAAGCGGTAGACCACGCACTGCAAACCAAATTGGGGCCCGGTGAAGATACCATAACCATGCTGCAACTTTGCCAAATGGTTGCCCCCGGTACTAATATGTCCTCTCGCGAACAGGGCAACATCGCACAGCACTTGCACAATTTGGGATGGCGTCGTGTGGATATGTGGGGCAAAGTAAATGGGCGCACGACTAAAAAACGTGTTTGGAAGCGTCCTGAAGAACAAGAAGACAAAGCACAGAAGGTTTTAGGCTACCAAAAAGTTGACATTGATTCTTACCTCTTGCCTTTAAAGGAGTCAGCACCCGCACCGACCCCCGCACCAAAACCTGCCGCACCGACCCCCGCACCAAAACCTGCCGCACCGACCCCCGCACCAAAACCTGCCGCACCGACCCCCGCACCAAAACCGCCCGCACCGACCCCCGCACCCGCACCGTCTCCTGAGGATGCTGAATGGGAGAAGCAAGTTCAATTAGAGCAAAAACGTCTGCGTGAGGAATTTGAAAGCGGCGTAACACCCACAACTGAATTGGAACCTGAGGAAGAAGATTACTTTGAGGCTCCTGACCCTGAAAAAGTCAAAGCCATTGTAGAGCGTGTACGGGCACGAATGGTTCTGATAAATAAAGCCGTAAAACCGGAAAACCCTTAGAACTGCATTGCTTGCAAGTTAAAGCTTGAGGTAAACCCATCCGCTGAGTATCTCATAGCATGCTCCCTGATAATCCAATAACCAGCCAGGGTTGTACCATCCTGCTGATACAACCGGCAGCACCTTCCTGGAAGCCACATATCGCCTAGCCTGCCGTAGGTTGTTACCCTTACTGATGCTATATTCTTGATTCCTTCGATCGTAGCTCCCCTGAGTCTTCTGTCTGCAGCACCAGCTTCATGGTTGTAACCCTCGCTGGCCAAATCAAGAGTATAGCCGTAGGTTGTGTAAGGAATTGTGTAGGTATAATAGGTGTTTGCTTTAAATAGCACATTGGTTATAAATTTTGGAGCGTCAATTGATGTGGTAGCCCGCTCAATCTCTAAAATGTCTGTGTCAACTATATATGGCAAATCCGGTTCATTCCAGTAAGCCTGAAACCACCTTGTGTATATTCGGTCATCCCATATGTAATTAAAATTCCCGTAATTTCTGCCAGTGCTAAAAAGCAAATCAGCAGCGGAAGTGCTTGACTTGTTCTCTACGTTCTGTTGAGGGTTTGAGGCAGTTCCTACTTGGTAAATTCCCGTTGGGTCATTGATTACTGGGTAATTCAACCTGACACCGATGTCGGCTATAGCGGCAATCTGGGTTAGAGATACCTGAGTCACGGGGGCATTAGTAACCCCTGGGATTTTTAACTCCACCGCATCCAAAGTGATGTACTCATTTGTGCGCCGATAAGAGTCAATATAAAATCTCCCCGGTTCTGTCGGAGTATAACTGGTATTTCTGTACACAGCCCCCCAAGTCAAGGGCCCGCATACCCCATCTTGTGTCAGCCCATACCAGCCTTGATACAACTTCAATGCTGTATTGGTGTCTGAATCAAAAACCGTTCCGGGAGTTTGCTGTAAAGCCCCGTGTTCTTTCAACAAAGTTTCCAGCAGCGTCACATTAGAACCGCTGCTCCCGGTAGACAGCGTTGGGGGAGGCGTAATAGCCCACAAGCTAGCGCCATAACCTAACCGAAGTGCAAATGAGTCCCCAACACCTACTGTTTGGTCATTGGACAGTATTAAGTTGCACTTTGTGACTTGATTTGCACTGACAACGACTTCCGCGCTGACAAGATTGTTTGTTCCGTCAATTACACTGGCCCCTTTATAGAATGTCAGCGTATGGCGCAATTGATTAATGTCGAACATTACTGGACACCTTCCAAAGATACTTGAGCCAATACAAACTCACTGTTTGTAACCCTTTCTGCAAGGTTATCCGTTACCTGAAACATGGCTTGCTTCCAGTCAACGTCGGTTTTGACTAAATAAAAATTCCCGTAGGAAACCCCACCTACAGTCACAGCTCTTATGGAAGTGGCTAGCGCTAGCCTATCCGCCCAAATCTGAAAGGCTTTAGCTCTATCGCAAGTCATAAACTCCAGATAAATGCGGGTAACATCCTTACCGGCATACTGAATAATGGGGTCATAGTATTTAGTTTGTAATTTAGGCAGCCTAATTCCGTAAGTCAGTTTTAAGGAGACTAACTCCCGCTCATCAATATCTACAACCCCCCATTTGGTTATTGTAGCCATTCAAATACTCCTGACAAATGTCAAGTCTAGTTTGTAAATATAGTCGTATTGACCGGTGCCGTCATTGACTATCTTTTCAATCTCCACATCCATCTTTTCTAAAGCCGCTCCCAAAACACCCACTGTGTAATCAATCAGCAACGCCCGCTGTAAATCCGTTGGCAACGCTGAGAAATAGGCTAGCCACTGAGCGTATTTTGCAGCGTCAACCCTCAGAGACATATAGAAATAGTCAAACTGATTGGCTTGTGGCACGGTCAATACATTGGTGTTAACCCTTTGGGACAGGTACTGATTGAGTGTCATCGTTGACCTAAATGACAGCATCTCGTGCCGCTCTATAGGAATTGTCCCGTAGGATGCAAAAGTCTGAAGAAATACCGGCATTAGGATTGCTTCCGATTTTTAAAAAATTCACTGCGACTCAGGTAATCCAAAAATTGCCCTTGTGCGCTTCTAAGCGAGTTGATAATTTCGGTGCCACTCATTTGAGAGCTAACATTGACAGTTTGGTTGTAATTAATTACCACCGACTGACTTTCATTACTGTTATTTACCGGTGCAGGTAGCACACCGCCCGCACTGACTGCTGACAGCACTGGTGACACATTTCCTTGAATGTTTGGTAATGGCAGCGACGCAAGTATAGATTTTAGGCGGCCTAATAACTCGCCGCCATTGATGTTTGCCGCAAAAGTGCCTAACAGCGCTTGCCCGGATTTGTCCAAATCTTTCAATGGCCCTTCCTTGGCCGGTGAACTGGGTAGCAGGTTACGAACTTGCTTGACACTATTGGACACGGCATTGTAAGCATTAGCCGCACTTGATGCCACCCCTTGAGCAAACGACTGCATCAAAGACGCGCCAGAGTTGAAAAACTGGGGGACGGCATTTTGCACTGCTGACACAGCTTGAGCCACAGCACTCTTGACATTATTTACCACCCCAATAACGCCCTGGAACGAATTAGTTGCGGCATTGACCATACCATTCAGCGTTGATATCAGGGTTGAAACAACACCGCCTACCGATTGAGCCACCCCATTAAATGCTTGCCCAACACCGGAAACCGCCTGGGTCACACCGCTGATTACCAACGAAAGGGCCGCTTTGCTCTGGGAGGCAACATTGGAAATGTACGCAATGGCCGGCTCTAAATTGGTTTTTGCTGCCAACGCAATGGGGGCCAAAATGGCTATTACTGAATTGCCCAACGAGGCAAAAGCACTGCCAACCGATTTTAATGCCGCCCATAAATTGCCCATAAGGTAGCCGGCTAGGCTGACTAAAGCATCTCTGCATCCCCCAACATTGAACGTCAGAGCTACCACAGCGGCAACGGCTGCAGCAATTAATCCAGGCACCGATATCAAAGCACCGCCCACAGCTGCAATGGCTGTACCCAAACCGCCTAAACCAACCGACAGTGCCCCTGTGACACTGCCCATACCAGCTAGGGCCGCACTGGCACCACCAACAGCACCGCTAATGGCTGTGAAAGCGGTTATCATTCCACCTATAGCCGTCACAACAGGGCCAATAACCGCTAAGCCCCCACCAGCAATTACAAAAAATTTTGCCCATTCCGGGTTGTTATTCAGAAAGGCTGATAAGCGCTGGGCTAATGGGGTCAGAACGGCTAAAGCTTGGCTTAACAATGGAACAAGCACTGAACCTAATTGCACCCCTAATGCCGTTAATTGAGCCTGCAAAACTTTCGACTGCATTGCAGGGTCTTGCATTTTAAGTCCAAACTCTGACTGCATTTTGGCCAAATTGGCTGTGTCATCGCCTGCAACTTTGAACGCACTTGAAAGTTTTGTCGTTTGAGTTGCTAGAGTGGCAATTTCTGATGAGGATGTTTTGCCAAATATCTGTATCAGCAAGCTGCTCTTTTGAACGGGGTCAGAAATACTATTTAATCTATTTAAAAACGTCAACAATGAGCCGGTTGCATCCTTGCTCATTGACTGGCCAAAAGTTGCCGCTGAAAATCCCATTGACTCAAAAGCCGCTTTCGCTTGTGGGGTGGCACTTCCTATGGTGAAAAGTTTTTCTGCAAAGTTTTGGAATGCCGTCCCCGCTCTTTCCGGAGCTATACCTACCGACTCAAACACGGAACCAAAGGATGCCACCTGGTTAGCGGTCAGCCCCATCGTCTTGCCAACAGCCCCAACCCTGGAAGTGAACTCCAAAATATTCGGGGTAGTCCCACCAATCTTGTCATCCAAAGCATTTACAGCAGCGCCAAATTTTTCAAACTCTGCCGTATTCTGTTGAAAGATTGTTTTGATGGCCCCAGCCTTTTTCGTGAACTCCCCAATAGGCACATCTGTAATACCGCTTAATTTGGCCAAAACCTGACCAAAAGCAGCAACCTCATCCTTAGCCACACCTAACTTACCCGCTTCCGCCGCAACATTGGCAAACTCCGTAGGCAGTAACCCCAGTGAGGGGGCCATTGTCAGAATTTCTTTGGAGAGCGCCGCTGTTTCCTTTTTAGTTAAGTCCAAAGTGCGTGCGGAATTATTCATGGCTGAATTAAACTCCACCGCTTTGGCTGTAGCTGCCCCCATACCAGCAACTATGGGCAGCGTGATACCGGCTGTCATAGCCCCGCCAATTGCGGCAAAGTTCTTGCCACTGAATTGGCCCATCATACTGTTGAATGCGGTCAGCGCCTGATTTGTTTGGAGCGCTACCAGGATTTCTAATGTGTCTGCCATTTGTTTGGGTTATTGTTGTGTCTGCCACACCTACCACACCCTATTTTTAGGGTAGGGTGTTGGCAGACTCATCCGTGGAAAGTCACAGTTCCCTAGGAGTCTAGAACTTGCCACACTCTACCACACTCTACCACCCCCTATTTCTAATAAATAAGGAGAAGAATGATGGGTGGGGAGGGGGGTGGATAAAGGGGAGTAGTTTATAAGGAGTTTTCAAAACAGGGGGTGGTAGAGTGTGGCAGAGTGTGGCAACCCTGGAAGCGCCTCCACCATTGACTTTCCACGGATGAGTCTGCCAACACCCTATTTTTGGGGGGTGTGGCTACTTATATAGCTGTTTGATGTACTTGACCATATACGGTAGATAACTGCCTATGGCCCAAAAGGTTAATTCGGTGGGTATCGAAAAATGGGCCCAAATTACTACGACATCTTGGGGCGCGATTGGGTAAAAAAAGATGTAAAGTGCTTAACCAAAATCTCGGCGTGGTGGAAACTTAAGTTATTGGAAATGTCCGCTATTTTGGTGTACTCAGTTTCACCCACTGTTTTCGCCTTGTAGCAAGTATGGATGGCCAGTTTCATTGCTTTGCCGGTATCCTCTTGCATCATTGCGCTGAAATGAAAATAAAAAGCCCCTGGCACGCTTTCTATTCGGTCAAACTCATAACCTTCGTAAATACAAGGCATCTCCACCGACAGAGCGCTGTTTTTTCCATTGATGGCCCCCATAAAAGCTAGGGTTTCCCAAAAATCTTTATCGGGGTCAAACTCTGTATAGGTTTGGATTAACCAGCGGTCAGCCTGCTCAGAACGCGATTTGCCTCCTAACCTGGACACATATTCAAAATAAGCGCTAAAAGGAATGGCCATATGGTATAGTATTAGATTAAACGTATTATAACGCGCTTATATATGTCCAATGACTTTCTAACAGCCTTAAAAAATAATAGTGATATTGTTGGGGCCCTTAATGAAAGTGGCATGTCTCCCAAAGAATATCAGACACTCTACAATTGCGATGAACAATTCCGTAAAAATGTGGATTCCGTTCTCACCGGCAAAACCATCTGTCTTGATGGGAGAATCCGGGAGATGGGTCAGCGCAAACTTTTAGACTTACTCGAACATGGTCAAACTGTTCGTAGAATAAAACGCAGAATGCGCTATGGCCCAGATGGCGATTTACTTTTCACTGATGTGACAACAGAATCCCTTGAAAGTGGCGCCCCAGAATGGGCTATCCGCGCTGCCATCCAACGAACTGAAATTGAGGATGCCCTGACTGTTCTGGCCAGCGAATCCCTCTTGCCAACCGATACTGTCCGCGCCGTTATGTCTCAACTGACAAAGAGCCGCCAGGACATTCATACCATCCTTGGCGGCGTTCGGGACGCTGCGACCGGCGATACAAATTCCGCCATCCTTGAAGCGCAGGCAGCTCTACTTGGTGTCACCCCTGAACAGCTTAATCATGCGTAAACTCTATAAAGCGCTTAGTTCCTCCTCTACACTTCCCGCTTTTAGGCAGCCTAAAAACTTCGACGGTTCCCCACTAACCGAGTTACTCTACCGCTCTCAGCTATTGTGGCTGACCGATTCCTCACAGATGATGATTGCTGAGAAGGGCCGCCAAATAGGTTTTAGTTGGGTGGACTCTTTAAAATCCGTCATTGAAGCCACTCGCCCCAATAACCCTCGGAACACCTACTACACATCTTTCAACCGCGATACCACCGAAAATTACATCCGTTACGCTACTAAATGGGCACAGTCTCTAGGTCACATCCTAGGTCAAACGGCTGGTATCCGGCTTATTGATGACAAAGATACCCTTATGTATCGCCTCAGATTCCTCAACGGTTTCAGCATCACAGCCCTTGCCGGCAATGCTGTCAACTTGCGGGACAAGTCTGGGGCCGCCATCGTTGTTGATGAGGCTGCATTTAGGCTAGATTTGCCATCCATAATTGATGCCGCCACCGCTTGTGTTGTTTGGGGCGGCAGTCTAAGGGTCTTTTCAACTCACTTTGGAATTGACTCACCCTTTAATACTCTCATCGGTGAAGCCCAACAGCGCAATTTTTCCCACCATAGAATACCCTTTAGACTCGCTGTTGATGAAGGGCTTTACAAACGTGTCTGCATTCGTACCGGTCAAGAATGGACTAAAGAGAAAGAGTCTCGCTGGGTAGATGGCATCTACAGAATGTACGGTGCCGGGGCTAGTCAGGAACTAGACTGCATTCCTTCCGATAATGGCGGTTTAGGACTCTTCAAAAATATTCTGTACACTTCCTGTGTTTCTAACCCCGAAACGGTTTTTCGCATCCGCAGTTGGGATTTAGCCGCCACGGAGAAAAACGGTTGCTACTCTGTCGGCTGTCTGATGTGTTACGACACTCTCAGCCGTTCTATAGTTCTTGAGGATGTTATTGAAGGGCAATGGGGGGCCCTTGATGGTGACAACATCCTCATCAGCACCGCCAAAAATGACGGCCCTTCCACATACCTTATTATTGAAGCTGAAGCCGGTAGCGAATCTATTCGATGGCAGCGTTATATCATTGAACAGCTTCGTGGCTACAATATCCAGTTTATTCGGCCATCCACTGATAAACTTACTAGAGCCATCCCATTGGCTAATGCTTTTAATTTAGGCAACCTAAAAGTAGTAGACAGCCCCCATAACCGCGATATGATGTCTATGCTTAAGCGCTTTAGTGCTAAAAAACAGCCCCTAATCACAGATTTATGCGACTCTTTGGCACAAGGTTACACCTTTTTAGCTAATCACTTTATGGATACTATGTTGGGATTATGAGTATTGTCAGTCCTGTCACAATTTCTGTCGGTGCCGGTGAGGATAGAGAATGGACTTTTTCTGTCGTAGGTTTCAATCTAACCAACCATGTTCTGAAATGCCTGATGTCCAAAGATGGCGTGGCTAATCCGGCTTGGGAATTGTCCGCGACTGTCCAGTCATCAAGCACTTTCCTTCTGGCCATCACAGCGGCTCAATCCAGTGTTTTCCCAGCCGGTGAGTACACTAGCGACATTCGAGCTGAAGATACTACTACCGGCAAGCGCCGTTTTATTGTCCCGCAGATGCTGGTTACTATCAATGAGCAAGTTACTAAAACCTAATGTCTTTTATAATCTTTGAGCTGCCTGAACCTTCTTTGGTCATCACTCTCGCACCAACTGAAGTCATTACTGTTAACTACGGTTTGACCGTTGATGGTGAGTCAGCCACATTGCTTGAACCTTCCCGCCGTGAGTTTTCCTTTGTGGATGCCGATTTGACCAATAACCGCATCACCTTTATCCACAATTTAGGCGGCCAAGATTTTGTCGATTACGCTCTATGGGCCCCACAATTCGATGACCGCGTTACCCCAGATAAAACCATTTACTCCGTCAATCAGCTGACTTTGGATTTATCCTCATTTCGCCCGCTGATTGGTTCCTGGAAAATTATGATTGAGCGAAACTAATATGTCATCAACTTTCGGTAAAATCTCTCTCGTTAGCGGCAGTAATGAAATATCTTTAAGGGCCCGCACAGGTCTGGCTGTCGATTATACTCTCGTTTTCCCTAACACTGCCCCCGGTAATAACCAGACACTCAAATGGGATAATACCAATTCCACTTTTGTCTGGGGCGTCGCAAGCCTTTCTCTGACTTCAGCTGATGCCAACTCCTTTACTGTTAACGACACCAGCGGCGGGGATGGCACGGCTTTTACTCTGGGCTACCCTTCGCGAAACCAGTCTTTATTTCTGGCTTCCCCTAGCGGCGGTGCCGGTGTACCCACTTTCCGTTCTATTGTTGACGCCGATATTACTTCCCTTGACGCCGCCAAACTAATCGGCACTATTGCACCCGCCCAAATTCCCTCTGGCACTAACGCATCCAGTTGGCAGATTGGTGTCTCATCTGGTAACACTCGGCTTGTGGCTGATACCACCAGTATGGCCATACGCAAATCTGACAACTCTCTTGCAGACTTGGTTGTTAACAAAATCACCGCAACTCAGGTTGATTTCGTTAATGTCTCCACTGTTGACATCGGGGACAATATAATTCGTCTGAATACGCTTCTTAGTGACCTCGGCACCCCAACTCAAGATGCTGGACTTCAAATCAAACGAGGCGCTCAGACCGACTTCCAAATTCTCTTTCAGGAATCAACAGACCAATTAGTAGCTGGGTTTGTTGGCACTCTCTACCCTGTTGCTCGGATAATCTCACGCACCTTTACCTCATCAGATGTCGTCTCCAGTAACTTGACATGGGTGCATAACTTAAACACACAACTACTAGGAAATGTGTCGGTTATGAACTCATCTGGCAAGGCTTTTGGGGTCGGTTACACTACCGGGGGTAACGCTAACCAAGTTGTAATTGACTTGACTGGATTGACAATTACAGGAACCTGGACAGCTATTATGGTTGCGTAGTAGACTTTGCATTCCCATATAAGT